CCAGTGGTCTTTGGGTATTTGTTATCAAATATATAAAGATCAAGAAGGGTTGACTTGTTTCTCCACTCAAGCCTTTCTTTTAACGAGCCGTCATATGGATACTCTCCGTAAACCCATCTAATGGCTTGATCATAATATTCTTGAGCAGATCCATATTTTGCGAAATTAGCAGGATCTCCAAAATCTATATGTGGCTCTAGCCTTTGTTGATCTTCTAGATACGGACTAATGTATCCCGGAGATTCAACATTTTTTAGGGAATCTAAGGTGGAAGACGCTATAATTTGAGAACTTCGAAAAAAGTCTTTAACAGCCATATCACTCCTCTACTCTAAACTTGAATACATCTGGATATTCATTCCAAGTGGATACAGCGGGATCGTAGAATGCGAATTTAATTCCATATGCATATCCTGGCTGTAATAGCGCCATATCCAGGTCAAAATAGCTACCGGACAAATCATAAGATAAGTGTGTATGTCTATCGCTGCCGGTGCCAAAAGCTATCACATCAAGCTCGTCAACAATTCTTATAACCTTAAACGAGGCACTGTCAATATAATTAGCGACCGGGGTGGCTACTGCTTTGCTATATATGTTTGGATTCCAGTCCCGTTCTCTGGTGTAGACTCTAAACTGTACCGTTTCATCTTTATAATAGGCGTGTCGCAAGTTAGTAATATTACAGGCATATCGTTTGTATGGCTTAATATCAGAAGAGTGTAATACTACCGGTGTTATCGCTCCGGTATGATAGATGGTGCCGCCACGAGTTTTTACATCGACATCCACACCATCACTTGATGTGTGCCAAATATCAAAAATCTTTGTAAGAGTTGTTTCTCCATGTGTACTAGCAGCAGTCAAAGCCAGGGAACAAGAATAAATGCCAGTTGATACTTTGCTACCCGTGGCATTAATATCGAGATTTGTAACGGTGCCGCCACCTTTTGACAACCTAAGAGCAGATCCTGTTGGTACAGTATTGTCTCCCGAGCCAGAATACAAGCTCACATAAATCTTGTTGTCGCCGCCGAGGCCAGGAATGTCTCGCAGCCTTCCTCTCACATAGTTATAAAGATATAAAATATTTAAATTATCTGCTGCGGGTGCCAAGGAGCTACTATAATAAAAATTTCCTCTATTATCTTTCTTAGCCGACTCCCAGCGGGCTTCTATCACAGGACGTTTAAAGAAAAATTCAGAATCTCTTGCAAAATATTTCTTAGTATAAGAAGATGAATAAGCCGATTCGTTTGTCAAATAAATCCCGACGCCATCATTTTCTTTCCCCAAGGTAGAGCCTCCAGCGCCAGCGGTGGACCCAGAAATCCATTCTTCTACCAGCCACGTTATTTCGACTTCGAGATCGTCTGGACCTTTATCAACATAAGCACTAAACTTTGGAGTGGTGTGAAAATCGCCACCTGCTGTGCCCCAGTGAACAACTCCAGAGGACGAGCTTACAGCAGAACTCCAATTGGCGCTCCCGCTATCAGAATATGCCTCCATATCCAATCCAGTACCTTCGTCCCAAGAGCGGGAGACTGCGGCGATTGTCAAGTTATAGTCACGCGGAAGAGTAAAGGGATGGGGGGCATTAAATAAACGAAGATAAAAGCTTACGCTCCCACTTGCTGGTATAACACCATTATCACGATCTGTCTTTATGGAATATCCAGAGCCACCATTTGCACCAGTCACGGGGAATTTTATTAATACTCTCGAAAGCTCAGCAGAAGAGGAGGACTCTTGTCCGTAAATTCTAAACACTTCGAGAGAATCAGACAAGCCCATATTGGATCCCGTGGCCCTGGAAGTCAAATTGGGCTTAAAAGCATTTGTAATTGTAGTATCTGCGATTGCTGTATATCTTTTAATACCCATTATTTAACAGTACCTTGTACATCAGAGTTGGGAAATTTCACTTCAAAAATTACATTTTTGGGGGCTTTAAGAAACCTTCCATCTGTCGTCGTTCGATTTTTAACATTAAAATATGTAGTTGAGTAGCCTACTCCAGTTTTTTGAGACACTTTGACGCTGGTTGTGTCTACAACGCCTGCAACAGAATTTAGAACAGTATACATGTCTGTAATGGCAAAATCTTCTCCGATGTCAAATAATCCACTAAAATATGCACTTATTGCTGCTACGGCTCGATTTAATACAGCCGTTTTACTGGCACCAGAATCGGCTATAACTTCAAATGTTATGCCTAGGTTTACAATCTTAGCATCTAACAGATCAACAGAATCATTGATCATTTTTTTCGAAGAAATATAGGTTTTAATATTCTGCTTCACAACTTCGTTTGTCGTCTCTAATTGCCCGTTTGCTGAACGTGAGATAACATATATATTTATATTTCTTACGTTAGAGTCTCGGTCTTGCATCACAGTGCATCTGCTAATACCCCCAAATCTACTAGGCATTGAATAAATAAATGCTTTATAGTCCTCGATAGTGACAACTCTGTTTTGCGCTGAGTAGGTTGCCTGGATGCGCTCTCTTAATTCTGTAATGTTCGGGGGTGAAACATCTCCCTGTATCGGCTTTTCATTAGTAACTTCTAATGATGTTCGCACTGCCTGTGCTTTGGTTCCAACAAGGTTGGAACTATTTGGGAAAGCCATAATAATTTGCCCCAGCCTGTTAACTGTAGACGCAGCAGCATTTGAGTTGGCAGCAGTATTGGCACGATAAGTCACAACTATATCTGTATTTGAAGGTCCAACACCAAATTTATCAGTTTTTATGAGAGCCGATGGATCCATAGCAGTGTCAGTAACATAAGTTTTGGAGTGCAAGTTCATAACTATGTCTCTTGGCTCAGCCAGCGACACATTTGAAAGTTCCGAATCGGAACCATATCCAAATACAATATCGGTTGTAAATCGAGATCTCTCTATCCTATATCTTCTCGGAACAACCACTGGTTTGAGAATATTTGGAGCTTGAACATTTGTGGTGACATCATTATTACTAAGCGGTACATAGACAATATTTTGAGACAAGTTCTCAACCTCATAATATTTATGCCCTTCCGCATCCTGTACTGAAATAATTTCCGTTATATTGTTGCCTCGTAGTGATAATCTTCTAAATTTAACAAAGCCGCCAATATCTTCAAATATTTTTACTCTATTTTGCCCAGACACCACAGCACCGGATGCTTTAACTGCATAAAAAGTAGGTGCTCCAGTTGTACTGTTTTGTTTTGCGATTACCACTTCGTTTGCTGCGTTACTAAAATTAACATCTTCTAACAATGTGAACTGTGAAGCGTTCGTAGCAAGAAAGGTTGTTCCAGCCTTCAGCACCGGCATATAATTGGTATCAGGTCCAGTCCCAGAAGAGTTCGCTGGTATCATGATGTATAAAGTAACATTGCCATATGTAGCGCGGGCTCCCTGATGGACATATCCCATTGTCGCCCCATGCTTAAGAATGTTTTCATATTCGATAGCTGTGGCAAGAAAGCTCTCATTTGCTTGATAATCTAAATAAAACGATACAATATCGCCTATGTATGAAACTGCATCCAACATAAGTGCGCCAAAGCCCGCGTCTGTAAAATCCTGAAAAGTGTCTGGATAGTATCGTCTTGCATAGTCTATCAGATCTGCTTTAATAGACTGAAAGTCTCTGCTTAAATAATTTATTTTAACGTTGTCTCTTATTGCCACAAAATATCCCTCTTATTAATTATTACGTTCACAAATTAATGATCAGCGTTTCTGGTGTAATATCAGATTCAACCGAGAAGTTTATAATTATATGAAGATAGTTCGATGTGGAGCCGGGTTCCATGGACATCCCTGAGCCTTCTGGTGTTTCTCGCTGGAAATCAACAGAATTTATTATAATAAATGGAAAATATGTTTGAACTTGAGCAATAATTTCCTGTCTTATATCATAAAACACTTCAGTAGTTATATTTTCAAATAAATAGTTTCTCAATCCGACTCCGAATTCCGGGATCATAATTCTTTCTCCCGGAGCAGTAAGTACCAACATTTTCAAATTCTGACGAGCTACCTGTTTCAATGTTTTGTTCAACTTGTACCCGGATTCTGGATCTCTGCTTAGCGGTAATTTTACTGATATGCCTGCCATTCTTTGTCCTCCAATATGTAACTAGTTT